AATTTACTTTTAGAGAAACTTTGTTTTCAACAAGGTTTGCTCTTAATTCTTCGCTAATTAAAAATTTCCAACAGGTGTTTTTTAAATCTTGAATTACTTGAATATCTGCATTTTCAGTATATTCTGCTATCTCAAATATTAAATCGTTTACATTATAAACTGGTTGTTCGATTGTATTTCTTTGTAGCTCATATAATTTTAGTTTTGTATTATAAACAACCGAGCAAGATTCAAAAGGCTCTTCACCGTTTATAAGTGTTTCTACATCTTCAACAGATACTACTATATGAGAAGAATTATTATCATCAATTTCTTCATTAGTAATTTCTAGTATATTACCTGTTTCAATATCAAAATATACATACTGTAAATTGTCAATTACAGGAATATCAAATTTTATATATTCAGTCATTTTTTTGCTCTAAAAAATTTCTATAAATTTCTAATTTTTCTTCAGTAACAAAATCCTTTTCAACATAATGAAAAATACCTGTTTGCAAATGATTGCCAATTGTTAGTTTACAATCTGGTGTCAAGTATGTTCCTACTCTATCTTGCCAACGCTCTGTAGTAATTTTCCAATTTTGTATGTAGGGTTTCATATGTGTAAATGTAGGATACTGAACTTTTGAATTTGTTATTTCTGTATCACAGTTTAGTATTTTAGCCACTACCGCATTTGTAACATCCATTGTACAATATTTAGGATAATGTTTTTTTACAAACTGTCCATAAAACAATTCCCAGTTATTAACAACTAGTTCTACCCATCGATAAAATTCGTGTGCTTTATCACATTTTTTAAAATAATGAAATCCTGTGTAAAGGTTAGGTAAATTGTTTGCTATAAATGCTTTACGATAATATGTATCGTGTACGGTGTCTCCCCTGTATGTTTGAGTTTTGCTAACAAAATATAAATCATAATTACTAAGGAATTCCCACCAACTATGTATATTTTGCAATACTAGCATATCACTATCTAACACTATTGTTTCTTTATATGGTGTTGCGTGATATATTTTCCATCTTTCAGAACTGCTTTTTGCTAAACTTGTATCTTTATTTTCAGTCCAGGGAATGGGGATAATTTTATCAAAATATTTTTTATATTTTGTAGGTACGTTGTCATTTGTAATTAGTGAGACTTTAGCAAATTCATTAGTTGCATGAATACTCATTGCACACAGACAAGATTGCAATACGTAATCGTAATCATTATTTTGAGCTAGCATTACAAACCCCCTGCTCATAATGCTAACTCCTTATCTATTATTCTACCTAAACTAAACTTATTCATTATGTGAATATTATGATTTTTAAATCTGATAGGAGTATATTCTCCTAAGTAATTTTCTTTTTCTATCAAGAACAAAAATGTTCTATCGTTTATTTCGTGTAAAATGTCTTTGTCTGTTGTATAAAATAATTTTCCTGGCATTTTACCAGCAAAAGTTCCTTGCTGATAACCATTCATAATATGAATGGCTATACTAAATGCATGGTCATTTCTATATACAGAACTGTTTATTTGAAAAATGCTATTGTAATGAAACCAATTTTGTTGTATGTGTTGTAGCAAATCAAAAAAGATTTTATTAGATACAGTTTTTCTAAAAAATACACACGTTGCCCAGTAAAAAGGAACACTAGTATCACTTACATAATCGAATTCAGAATAGTCTCTAAAATTAGCTAAATCGTATGCGTCTTTATAAATTAAAAAATCTTTGTTGCTTGAAAAACAATTATTTAATACATCATTGTTTACAAGGAAATCACTGTCTAATAATAGTGTTTCATCATAAGGTGTTAAATTATATGCTAAAGTTCTAGTATCGTTTTTAAATTCTAACTGGCGTCCAGCGAGAGTTCCGTCATTGTACCTTTTTAGTGTATACGTGTCTGTAAAGCCAGTATCAATAATTTTGTCAAAAACAGATTCGTGGTCAGAAAATGTTTTTTTTAGATAGTCACTATTGTCAGTAACAATCGACACGGGAATATTTAAAAACTTTTGCACCCGTGTTGCCATATAATATGCTTGTTTCACATAATCTATCTGGCTATTGTTTCTAGCAAAAACTAAAACACCTTTGGTCATTATTCAACTAATCCTTCAACAGAACGATTGGTTTTAATTTTGTTATATTCGGTATGGTATCTATTCGATGCATCAGAATATACGTTTACAATAGTTGATATAAACTCTTCTAATGAATCTACATCAATTGGAGTATTGTTGTCATCAATTAAAACTACTTCATCTTGAGATAGATTGTGTAATAGAGTGCTACAAAAACTTATTAGTTGTTGCGAAACTGTAAACTGTCCGCCTTTGTAATAATGAACTAAATCTTGATTGTATTGTTCGTTTGCAAGACGCTTTTGGTTATTAAGTGTAACCATATAGTTACTGAAATCTAATGCTTTTTCTAAGCGTTCATCCATAAGAAACTCCTATACTTGTCTACTATATTATATAACAGAAAAGTACTGAAGTCAATTGAAAGTTGGCTTAGAGTGTTGAAGTATTTGCGTATGTAGGTGATGCTATACTAACATAAGATCCAGTGGCTCTGAGTTCTCCTACATAACTGGTAAGAGTTCCTAGAACGTTTTCGTCAGTGGGCGGATATCCTGGAGTATCAATATCATCATCAGTTGGGTCATTATCCTCAAACTGGGCTAACACTTGTATAGTGCTAGTAGAAGGTGCTTTTGCATAAACCCTATATCTGTTTTCTGCGTAAATGCCGCTGCCTGCTTTGGTAAAAATTTCTTGATAACTTGTTGTTAGATCATAATTTCCTATTGCGGAACCTGTTCCTGTTCCTGTAGCAGTAGTATTTGTATAACCCATTTTAATTGTGCCCATATTAGATAGCATTGTCGTCCAGTCTGTTGTTTTTGCTCCAGACCCGCCTGTTATTCCTGCTGTCCATCTAATTTCACCACCTGAATTAAAAAAGTGTCTACGAGCATTTGCATTTGCAAAAGTAATTAATACTTCATGAGTTTTTGTGCCGTTCCAGGGGCCTGCTAAGGAACTGTTAGCCTTATTTGCTGTAGCAGTTGATTGTCCTGCTGCAATTAAAAATTTATTTGATTCAACTGTGGACATTGCTGCTTCATAATCTGCATATCCTTTAATTCCACCGTCAGGGTCATTACTTGTTTGTTCTGCTATAACATTTCCAACAACTACTTGGGCTATAGTTGCCGGTGCAGAACCTTGTTGGTGTATATGAGCAGCAGAAATATCTGTATATAATTTATTCATATCTACTGCTGTAATTACTGCTCCAACTGATACAGAACTACTAGTCAATGCTTGTCCATATCCGTCTTGTCCAGATCCTGTGCCTAGTATTGTATTAATCCTTCCTTGGATTAAATTGTATCGACTTGCTGTAATTGTATCACCGACTGCCATTTATTTGTCCTATTTAACTGCGTACTTTAAAGTATTTATACCTTTAAAACACACTCTATCAATTTTTCTTCATCGTCTGAACTAGACTCTAGCGCAATACCAACTAAGCCTGTAGAAGCTATAGTAGTAGCAATACCGTCTTGCCAAGCATAAACTGCTTGACCTTTTGATACTGGGCCTTTTACTCTAACAGGAACTCGTCCTTTTAGTCCTACTGCTTGACCCGCTGCCTCAGAGTTCATTAAATAGGCAGGTTTTTCTGAAATAACACCAATTACTATATCACTTATTTTTGCTGCTCGTGCTTCTTTTTCGCCTCCAACAGCAATAATTGTGCCGACTGGATAATCTTCATCAGTTTCATAAATTTCTGCTAGGTCAGCAAACTGTGCAGATGTTGCTTTACCTTGGAAAATATTTGCAGTAATATCTCCTGTTGCATCACGCAATGCTACAGAATTATTTGCTGCACCAATTGATGGATTATAAGTTACGGCACTAAGCTCAATAGCGGCTGCTAATGTAGCCTTTCCAGAAAAAGTATCTGCATATATTGTACTAAATTTTGTACCCGAAGTACCTATATCAAATGTGCTAGGTGCTCCTGCTGCTATTCCTGTAGCGTTTACGCTAATAGAATGTGTTAGCACACCAGAGCCGTTGTTTGCCTTAAACTTAATTAAATTAGAATTTCCTACAGTATTTTCTATTACTGCCTGGTTGTCATTTTCAATTTTAAGTTTTAAATCATTTGAATCGCCAATAATTATACCGCTGTCATCAAAGTTTACACCACCTGTAAAGGAAGCACCTGATCTTAAAATGTACTCACTTGCTAATTGTCCGCCTAATCTTAACGAATCACTAGATGATCCCCAATAAACGTAATCTCCGCTAGTTACTCCAGCAGTGTTAGTATTAATAAGGGTTAAACCTTTCTTGATAAGCGAAAAACCAGGAATTGACGAATTACTACCTAAAGTAAATGTTGATCCACTGATTATATAAATGATAGCATCATCTACTACTGCTTCAATAATGTTATGCGAACCGCCAACATTATCTGTCACTGTATTACTACGCATTTGTGTAATACCGCTACCTGCTGCTTGTGGACCTACTAGAGTAAAATCAACTCCATTATAAGCAAATAGTTGCTCGTTTACTGTATCCCACCAAAAATCACCAGTTGTTAAACCTGTTGGTGTGGTTGCACTTACTTCTGCGCCGCCTGTAGTACGGAATTTAGCACCGTCATAAAACTTTAACTTGCTAGATCCTGCATCAAACCATATTTGACCTGATAGTGGTTTAGGAGGTTGAGTGGCTCCTGAAAAGTTTTCAAGCAAAAATAGAAAATTTTCGTTTTGGATTTCACCGTAGCCTGCGTAATTCTTACCAATAAATTTAAGGTCTGTGGTTTGATCAATGGTTCCGTCTTCTACCGTTGTTAGCAGACTATTGTTGTATCTATCTATTTGATAAGCCATTTTTATTTAACCCCTAATTGCATATAACTATTTATCATAAAACGCTGCTAACCAAGTCTGTGTCAAAAACCCATTGGTTGCCTGATGGCCCTGATTGCACTGTAAATCGTTTTAACCCTCTTGTTGTATTAAGTGTAACAGTACCTGTAGCAGGATTGGCATTGTTATATGCTATACTTTTTACTGCTGATTCGTTTTGTGTTCCGTTTGAATCAACTGCTACTAATTCTACATTTAATGTGCCTGAACTATCAGCAGGCACAGTTGTTACTGTTACGTCAATAGCTTCAACAACACCAGAATAACTTACGGTGTGTATTTTTGCTTCTACCCCTAATTCTTTACCACTAGCTGGAAATAAATCATTTATTATCAATGCTATTTGTGCATTAGATAATCCTGTAATGTCCAAAGAAAACAATACTGGTTCACTATCAACTAGTGTATCTACGTAAATTTTAGTTGCAACGTCTTGATCTAATGTTGGGTCAGCAACACCAGAAATCTTTTGTGCGTTTACACTTATTGCACCTGCACTTTCTAATTGTAAAGGTCCACTACTTACTGTTATTGTTGAGCCGTCAATATTAACGCTATCTACGTCGAGGTATTCAAGAGTACCTACTTGTACTAAACCGTTTGCGTATAAAATACCATTGTGTAATCTGTCTGCACTTAGTACTGAAGTACCGTTAATTTTATAATCTCGAGTATCTCTTAAATTTATGCTCTCAGTGCTTTTCCAAGTATTTGTTGCTAGTTCGTATGTAAACTTAATATCGTCGCCAGTAGCTCTTACTATCATTCCGGCATCGTCTAATTCACTCCTAGGTTCTAATGTACTTCCATCTGTGATAGCTAATTCTATATTTTTATCTTCTACTCTTAAAGTAGTAATATCTAAACTTGTTTTAGAACCTTCTACTATTAAGTCTCCAGTAATTCTACAATTTCCAGTAACATCTAAATTGTATGCAGGATTGTCTTGAAAGATACCTACTCTTTGATTACTAGAAATAACTGTGATTGCGTCTGTAATTAATGACCCTGCACCCGAACTACGCACTCTTACTTTCCAGTCGTAATCTAATAACTGATTTTCATTTATATAACTGGTTCCTACAATTTTTTGTATATTGTTCTGAGCAAGACCTATGGTTAAACCGTTGGAATTTTGTATAGTTAACGAACCAACAGTTGTGCCATCTTCGTCTGCTGGCAAGAACTGTGAAACATTTTTTAATTCACCTGTATTTGTAATTAAGTTTTCAGCAGAATTAGCAGTTCCGTAAAATCTAAAATCGTTGTTTACAAGATTTATACCGTTTTTAATATCACCTACAATACCTGCAATTTCATTACCTGGTGCAGGAGTAAATGTAATATTACTTACTACTGCTGCAAGAGTTCCGCCTACCCATAATTTTAAAACTACCCTAGTTCTGCTTTGAATGTCTAATAAAGATGCAACTTGAAATCCGCTTGTTCCTTGTTGTGCAGTATAAATTGGTCCTGCTAGTGTTAAATCTGTTCCGTCAAAGAAATATAATTGATTTGTGTTATTGTTAATCCACAAATCTCCTGCAACCATTTGAGGATTTTCTTGTTGTACAAACGGGCCGCCTGCTACAACAAATTCTGTACCATTATATACTTTTAAACGCTGGCTTGTTGAATCATACCATAATTGTCCTTGTAGAGGACTTGTTGGAGATGCTGTGTTATTGAAATTTTCTAATAATTTTATAAAGTTTTCATTTAAGAATTCACCGAAGCCTTCGTAATTGCGACCAATCAGTGTTAAATTTGTAGTTCCTGTATCTACAAATCCATCTATAAGATCAACAAGAAGTGTACCATCTGTTTTATTAAGTTTATATGACATCTTTAGCCATCTCCTGTGTATATAATATAGTTAATTGCAACAAATGGATTCATTACGTCGAGCGGATTACCTAAATCATTGTGTAACACAGCACCACTTGAAGGTAATGCTTGACCTTGTCCTGTGCCTGTTGGAGCATCATATATAATTGATTCTGGATCTGATATAACACTTTTTGTTACGTCACTAATTGCATAAAACTGATCGCCGTTGTTAGCTCTCATATCGTGTGTATGATCTGGTAAATTATCAAGATCTATTGTACTACTTTCGGAACCACCTGTGTTACCAAGTTCTGCTGCGGCTAGTCCGCTTACTCTACCAGCTGCTGAGCCTCCCATATTGTCTAAGCCTAATGGTAATCTACCTCTAAGGTCTGGAAGGGCAAAATATGCAGTTCCTCCGTCTGACACTAAACTAGCGTCTTTAAAACTAAATCCTATGACAGCAAATAAATTTGGGTACAATGCTTGTAAAATTTCTGTTCCGTCACATAATAACCAACCAGTTGGGGCAAGAGAGCCGCCATACGGTAAAATTATTCCCGGAGGGTTGGTTGGTACTGCTGCTAATAGGTCACGTTGGCTAATTTTAAATAAACCTGTTGTTCCTGACGTTCTG